AATACCACATTGTTAGAATTCAATGAGATGTCACCCAAGCGCGGGTTGGCCTTCTCTAGCATCGGGTGCAGCATGTTCTTCACAGGGTCTGCGCCTTTGCTGAACTCGTCGAGCATGACGGCCACGGGCTTGCCGTTGTGCACTTTGAACCGTGCGTTGGGGTAGTACTTCGTGGTGCGGGTCTCGTGGTCAATGACGGGCATTGCAATGTCGCCCAAATCCATATTGGGTACGTCAATATACGCATAGTCATAACCCAGCCGGTCGGCGATAGCCTTCAGCATGCTCGACTTGCCGATGCCGGGCTCGCCCCGTAGCATGAACCGAATCTCGGGATTCGTGCAGATTAGATTCACTGCTTGCTTCAAGGTAACAGTTTTACCAAACGTAACTTCAGCCATTTCTAACTCCTAGATAAAAGTAAACTAACACACAAAGTAACACTAACCATCTAATGAACTATCTCTTTCTCAACTCCCTGACTTCAACCCTCATTGTACCACAAAGTGACGCTTGTGTCAACTAAAAGGGATTCAAATAGCCCCATTTACGTCCTCTCAGGCATCCAACCTCGGTACTTGCCCGATGGCACTTGGCCGAGTTTCAACTCAGTCCAGACCAGTATCTCCTGTGCATGCGCTCGTAACAGTAGCTCATCAATAAGACCAAGTACTTCGTCCGCTGGGAGTTTCACTTGCCCAAAGTTCACGCTGTTGCTTCGGCTCAGGCTCAAGGCCCACTGCACCGCCAACCCAAAGGCTTTGTTGTAGCTCAGGTGTCTCGTGTCCTCGGGCTGGTCTGCTCGGAGTAGCTCCGCAAACTCTATCCTCAGCGCGTGGATAGTCCTCGCTATCATCTGCTGGGGCAACTCCTCAGCCGAAACAACCACCGCCGCATACGGTTTCTGTCGGCGGGCCCATCGGTGCGGCTCGACCGTCTCGGAGCGTAGGTTCACCATGCCCTTGATGTAGCGCAGGAAATCTGCGTATTGTTTACGCACTGCGTTGGCAGCTTTGCGGTTGAGTCGGTACTCGTACAGCGTTTGGTACGTGGTGATGTGCCAGTTACCTCCCGCATGAATCAGGGTTACGCTCTTGTTCTTAGGCACGACCGTTTTGCGTACGCCGCCATCGTTGTCTCGTATCTCCATGATGGTATTGCTCCTGCTCCCGTAACAGGAAACGCCTAACACCTGATGAATGAATTGGTGCGTACTGACACTGCTCCACCCATCGGTTTTCACCACCACATCCCCGTTCGGCAGGTAGGTAACCACAGGCGTTTTGTAGAGCACAAACTCCACGTTCTCCCCACTCATGCGCACCGAGTACACATCCGCATCCCGCCGCGCCCCCAGTGGCCGTATGTCCGGTGACCGGCCCCGTATCGGCTTGGTCTTATCGTGCACGTACTTAGCGTCTGTGTACGTAAAGCACTGCTTTACATGTTCGATTGTTTTGTATCCCATCTCATTGCCCCTTCACTTCAAAAATAGTCTGAATGTCCCAACCATCGCCGTGCATCTTGACGGAATGGACTTGCTCCCACGCTATAGCCTCGGCCTCTTCTTCACTGTCGGCCTCAATTAGTAGCTCGGCATACGCCTCGTAGCGCATCCCTACCTCGTATGTTTTCATCTCAGTTCTCCTTAAAAAGTTTCATCATCTGTTTTGCTTGCTTGTAAGACAAGCCCGTTGCTACGTAGTCGGATTTGAAAAGGGCTTGGTTTTGTTCGCGGTCTTTTATATGCCTATCCATCACATACCTACGCTCCATGAAATACGTGAGCTTTGGCTCAAGCCCAACCCCGCTATTTCTTGGCCCAAACCCAAACCCCATTCGCTTCGCAATCACGTACTCGTTTCTAGGTTTAATCTGCACATCACTCTCCCTGCCCTAGTAGTCGATAAACTTTTAGTCGGGTTAGGCTCGGGCACTTCGCAGCGAACCGTTCCTTGGCTGCGGCTTTGTTCGCGGCCTCAATCACCTCGGGCATCCAGCAGTTGAACCGCTTGCTCCACCCTGTCACGTAGTACCTAGCTAGCATGGTGCACCCCAATTCCTAACAGTTTTAGATTCCACCATCTGCGCAATACCACTCGCGCATCCAGTCGGTTGGCGAACCACTTCGCTAGTCCCCCATGTATGTCTTGGCACAGCAGCTTCGGGTTGTCCATATGGTCAGTCATGGTTTCCCTCCTTTGTCACAGTACCTCAACTGCGAGGCTAGCCTCTTCACTTCCCTTCTCACGTAGTCCCATGTGCGATAGGTCTCGGCTTCGTAGAACCCAAGTGCCCCGTTGCCCCCTTCCAGCCACTTCAGCATGGACAGCACAATCCCCGGACTCAGGTCTCCCGCATGTGCGGTATCAAACCCAAAGTAGTGGTAGACATCCCCTTCACCCATCGCCCCACTAAAGGTCAGCCCGCCGTGCACATGAAAGTTGTTGTCGCCCCTCTCCGCTTCTTGGTAGTCCATGCCATACAGCCTGTGCTCCCTCGGTACTCCCACGTACCCGCACAACGTGCCTGTGCTGTCGTTGCGCTTAATCCTGCATTTGTAGCCCGTGTCTGCGTCAACCCACTCGGTTTCGTCAGGCTCACTCTCCCACGGCCTGTGCGGGAACAGCAGCTTCAGCTTGTCCTCGGCTGTTAATAGGTCTTCGGTTGTTTTAGTCATCTAAATCTCTCCTTTCGGATTGAATCTCTTGCCCTTCGTATGTGGCAATGATTTCCCCTGCTTGCATACGCTCGTATACGTTGAGCACAGTCCCGTCTGTAAACAGGATGCTTATGCCCTCGTCCCATGGGTTGGGGTAGCTAACCCCCGCCACGGTTTTCCCCGCAAGAGTTATTTGGTTCTCGTTCATGGTTGTATCCCCATATTCATAAGTTCGTCTTTGGTCTCGGTGTACTCGGCCTTTACGGTGAAACCGAGACGGATTAGGTTTTGGATGTTGGTCACCGTCAGCGTCTCTTGACCTAGCAGTCGGGCAAAGCCCTGTGCCATGTCGCACTTCGGGTAAATGCGTGTCTCGCCCCAAGATTTCTTCGGCTCAACGATGATTTCTGTTTTCATGCTTCGGTCTCCTTAGTTGTGAAGTCGTCCTCTTGCAGCGGGGGCAGGGACATTGCCTCTTCCATCATGTACCACACATCCCGCAGGGATTCCATGTCATCAGAGCCTACGCAAGCAGGTGCATGCCCGATGGGTTTCCCAAGGTCGTCGTAATAGACCTCGCGCAAGCAGTACCAGTCGTCGCCGCCGTTCTCGGTCGTGGCGTTCACCACCCGATAGTTCCATGTGAAGTCTTTCATGCTTGCTCCTTCTTGTGTTTGGTTAACATAAATTGCGCCAGCACTACCATGTTGTAGAACCCAACTACGCTGTCTCGGCTAGCTGTGAGGTAGCGGTCGTCGGTCACCATGTCTGTCGGCATAGACCAATAGTCAGGCCCATCGTCACTTCTGCGGGCAAGTACTGTGTCGTTGCATACGTACCAGTCTGCGGTGTGGTTGTGCATATGCATTGACCCGATATAGGTGCATGCTGTGCAGTCGTGTTTCCATTGGGGTTTCATAGCTCGTCTCCTTCGTTCATTGCTTCGGTGATTAGGTGTCCGAAAGTGATACCGGCGTACAGGATGCCCGCTTGAAATAGCCACCCTGCTTCGCCCCAGCAGACGAATAACATGGCACACGCAAGGATGGTGTTGCCGATGCAGTAGAAGAGGTGTTCTTTGGGGTTCATTTCAGTTGTCCTTCAAGTTCAAGCATGAGTTTGCATAGCTGCCCCTGCACCACGGTCATTTGTTGGATGGTGTCCACGGTAGTTTCGGCGTCGAGTTTGGCTTTCACCATGCTGCGCATCTGTAGTTTCCACTTCTGCTCTAGGTGTTTTAGTTCGTGCAGGGTTATTTGCATCGCGGCTTTGTTGGCGTTCATACTGTGAATCCTTGGTTGGTTGCCCATGTGATGGCTTTGGCAATGAGGGTTTCTTTCTCTGCGCTGTGCCCCACAAAGTCAATGAGGGTTTTGCCTCGGTAAAGCAGGCGCACACCCACCGTGTTCGGCGTTCCCCACACGTGATAGATTTCTAGCTTGGCTGTTTTCATGGTTTAGCTCCGGAGGTTTTTGGGGTTGGTTTGACGCAGGGTTGTGGATACCGCAGTAGGCGTGATGAATTGGTAGTTGCCCTTGGTGTATTCCTGCACCACCGTCCAGCTTTTGCGGTCGGCTTGCGCTGCGTCCTCGCCGCACCATAGGCACAGGCGATAGCCGAGTTGCACTCTCCTTGGGTCGATGTCATCGCCGCACTCACGGCACGCATAGAGTTGTTGCTTGATAAAGCCCATTGATTGCTCCTAATTGGGTTTGGATTGGGCGGGGTTGTTTGCCCCGCCCGTTGTTGTTAGATTGCGTAGCCTTTGAGGTAGCGCAGGGTTTCGAGTGGGGTTTCGGGGGAGATGATGGTCAGACCCAAGTAAGGGTCGTCGTAGTCACCGAACTCCGCAGACCCGTCAAGGTCGGTATCGGGGTCGATTGTGTTGGTGTTGAGGTAATGGGCAGACTTAAAGCCGTCCCAGTTGATTTCATCTACTTGGCGAATAAACATAACAATAACCTTTCTAATAAACTAACATACAAAGTGATAACTAACTTCTTCTTGACTCCCTAACTTCTTTAACACCCCAAGTATACCACAAAGTGATGTAAGTGTCAACTAAAGTGCCTGTTTGCGTGTGTGTATTGCGGTGTTACAATTAGTGTGGGGTTTAGGCAACAGGGTGTGTTATGAAACGGAAAGGCACTGTCAAAGTTTAACATTGAATTGAACGCATTTTTGCGGGGGCTGAAAATCCGTAAGTTGTTGTTTTATATATATATTTTTTTTAACAACAAAATACAATGTTGTAGAGTTATAATGTTATGCGTTTTTTAGGGTATATGGCTCCCAAACGAGTGTGGTACAAATTGCTCTTGCTGCCTTGCTCGACCTCTCCGACTTTTTCTACCGTCATATATGCCCTGTAACATTGTAACATTTAACATTGCTTATAAATCAACAGGTTACGTGTGGTACGGTATAACATTAGGTAATGTTATGTAACAAAGCCCCTTTTTCCGTAACACTACCGAATTTCTTTCGTATTGGTAATTTATTCGGTCGCGTGGTGCTTCGGGCTACCTCCGCATAGGAAACTGGCGCAAAAGCTTGACAAGCGCGGTTCGGGCTTCAAGCTTCGGGCTACCTCCGCATAGGGAACTGGCGCAGCCAAAAAATTCGCAGAATTTTTGGGCGAAAAAAAAAGCCCCCCGAATTATCGGGGGGCTCAGGGTAAACCCTAGGGCTTAGGTCAGCTCTGCTATGGCCTGTTTTAACAGGTCAATCACGGTTAGCACGTCAAAATCGATTTTCTTTTCGGGGGCTTTCTTGATGGCATTGATAATGTCTACTATCTTATCGGCTTGAATTTTGCCGAATGTAGAAACCGCGCCTGCTTCGCCTGCTTTAGCCTTAACATCGCATGCGTCCAATGCATCGCGCAGATACCCGCGTTTTTTGCCCAAATCAAGGGTACAGGTTTTCCGCGTGAGTTTATCGGCGGCATTCAAATCCGAGGGTTTCTTGCTGAACAATACTTGCACCGATTCAGGCATTGTGAGAATCAAAGCATTATCAACAATGTTAATAATTTCTTCGTCCCCGCCTTTAGAGCGGAGATGTTCTGCGCGAAACCCGATGTTATAATAACGGTTCGCAACGGTAGACCACGATTCGTTTGCGATATCTTGGTGCTTGCAGGCAACGCGCAGCAGGTCGATATCGTCCGATGTTAGCACCAATTTTTGGGCAACGGGAGCGGCGGGGTGAATTACCGCAACGGCGGCGGCGATGGGGGAGGGCTTATTGGCCATGATACTTACCTTTACTCTAATATACTGACACTCTAATGTCCAAAGGGCTAATTCCCTAAGGACAGCTATAGTATAGGTGATATCGCTCATACTGTCAATACTTTGGAATAAATTACCGCACAGTAATTTATTCGGAAACCCCTCTACCGATACCCCCACACCCCCAAAACCTAAGAAGGGACTCCGGCGACACTACACCGTGCGGAGCACACCCGGTACTCATTTTTAAACTCGACCCCCCACCCCCTATATATTTTGTGGTACTTTTTCCCTTTTTGGTCTTCTGCGTTTTGACCGGGGTAAATCCCTCCCACTACTTCGTAGTACTTTTTTCCCTTTCTGCTTCCCAGTGATGTTGCACACACTGCACGCAGCCTACGTGCAACTCAACCCCCCACCCCTCTTTTTGTACCCCCGGATACCCCCTTCTGTTTCTCAGTCTCTTTGCTCGCTAACCGGCTAGCGAGACACCCCCCGTAAGGAGTCTCAACCTCCTCCAGCTTTTGTGCTACAGTGGTACATCTTCCCGTTTACTCGGTGCCTATGATTAACGTAACGCCTACTGCGGAACACCCTGTTCCGTTTGACATGTCCGATGAGCAACCCAAGACTCATGCGGATAGCGTAGCCATTGCTGTAAATACCGCTGACCTCATTGCTCAGCTAGGTGGAAGCATTGACTACGACGACAATGACCTAGAAGCTGCGGAGAAGCTCATATTAGGTAAGGAGAAACCCGAGAAGCCTAAAACGCTATCCATATCCTCGCAAGCACAAGCGGCCTCGGCCCTAATCAAGCAGTTCGACTTCAACGCCTTTGCAGACCAGCTACAGGCACGCAACTTCATCACCAACCGCCTAATAGAAATAGCAGCGTGCGGAGACACAAAGCATGAACTAAAGGCCTTAGAACTGCTAGGTAAGCACAGCGACATCGGCCTTTTCACCGAGCGCAGCGAGATTCATGTGCACCACACCACGTCCATCACGTTAGAGAACAGCATCAAGGAGCGGGTCAAGCGTCTGCTCAATGCCGAGGCAGTGGACATAACCCCCCTAGATGACCTAGACCTCCAGCTTGGCCCAGCGGAACCGTTCCAGCCCGTAGAGCCAGAAGAAGTTGAACAACCTGAGCAAGCAGAGGTCCAAAACGGTGAGTGACATCAGCCTCAAGGACATTGAGACCCTGCTTAGCTCGGGAAAACTGACCGATAGCGACCTGCGCGTGCTCGAAGCGCAGCTAAACAAGCTGGAGAAGCTCAAAGAAAAGGAACTTTGCGCTACAAAGTTCATCAAATTTGTCGAAAAAGTCTGGCCTACGTTCATTTCCGGGGCTCACCACAAGCGAATGGCCAATGCGTTTGAGCGCGTAGCCCGTGGAGAGTGCAAAAGGCTCATCATCAACATGCCACCACGGCATACCAAGTCAGAATTTGCGTCATATTTGCTCCCGGCGTGGTTTTTGGGGCAGTTTCCGGGCAAAAAAGTCATCCAGACCTCACACACTGCTGAATTAGCCGTGGGTTTTGGCAGAAAAGTGCGTAACTTGGTCGATTCGGACGTGTACCACGAGATTTTTCCTGAATTGCACCTCCAAGCGGACTCGAAAGCGGCTGGCCGGTGGAACACATCTAGGGGCGGAGACTACTTCGCTATCGGTGTGGGCGGTGCGGTGACCGGTAAGGGTGCTGACATCCTCATCATTGATGACCCGCACTCAGAACAAGAGGCGGCGATGGCCGCAAGCAACCCAGAGGTGTACGATAAAGTGTACGAGTGGTACACATCAGGGCCAAGGCAGCGTCTCCAGCCCGGAGGCTCTATTGTTATTGTTATGACCCGGTGGTCTCAGAGGGACTTGACGGGGCAAGTGATTCGTGCCGCCGCTGCGCGTAGCGGTGAGGAGTGGGAGGTGATTGAGTTCCCGGCCATCCTGCCCTCGGGCAATCCGCTGTGGCCACAGTTTTGGTCTATCGAGGAGTTAGACGCGCTCCACAAAGAGTTGCCAAACGCCAAGTGGCAGGCGCAGTACCAGCAGAACCCGGTGGGTAACGAGTCCGCTATTGTGAAGCGAGACTGGTGGAAGTGGTGGGAGAAAGACCAGCCGCCCCACTGTGAGTACATCTTGCAGACGTGGGATACGGCGTTTGAGAAAACTAACCGGGCCGACTACTCTGCTGGGACGACGTGGGGGATTTTCAGTCTGGACGAGGACAAGCAGAACAAGAACATCATCTTGCTCAATACCTATAAGAAGCGGGTGGAGTATCCAGACCTCAAGCGCGATGTGCTGGCCGAGTACCGGGAGTTTGAGCCGGACGGGGTGTTAATCGAGAAGAAGGCGTCAGGTGCGCCTCTTATATATGACCTGCGGGCGATGGGTATACCTGTGCAGGACTACACGCCGGGTAAAGGCCAAGACAAGATTGCTCGTCTCAACGCAGTATCAGACATAATCGCCTCGGGAAAAGTATGGGTGCCACAAACACGGTGGGCAGAAGAGTTGGTCGATGAGATTGCGGAGTTCCCGTCCGGGCAGCACGACGACTTGGTGGATGCGACAACGCTGGCGCTTATGAGGTTCAGGCAAGGTGGGTTTCTCCGACTGCCCAGTGACGAGCCGGAAGAGATTCAATATTTCAGACGCCGCAACGAGCGGTTCTATACGGTCTAATGGGGTGACTATGGCTACACAGAAGTTTATGGGGGCGCATAAATTAGTGAAACGTCTCACTGCGCAAGTAGGGGACGAGGGGCTAGCTATTGCGCTACTTAAAAAACGGGGTGATATGTCTAAGTCTGGAGCTTTGACTAAGAAGGGGAAAGCTAGAGACAACATGACCGCTGAAGAGCGGGCGTTAGACCGGGCGTCTAAAAAGACCAAGCACAAACCACAAGAGTTTAAATACAACCGCTCGACAAACCGGGCAACTTTGAAGGATTGATTATGGCAACGAGTTCAATGGATAAATCCCTGTACCAAGCACCTGTGGGGCTGGCCGAGATGATGGACGCACCGGACATCGAGATTGAGATTGAAGACCCGGAGTCTTTGCATATTGGCATGGGGGACGTAGAGATTGACCTCAAACCCCAGAAACCCACCGCCGATGACTTTGATGCGAACCTAGCCGAGTTCATGGACGACTCGGAGCTTGGTGCTCTGGGTAACGACTTGGTTGATGACTTCGTCAAAGACAACATGGACCGTAAGGACTGGATAAAGACCTACATCGACGGGCTGAAGCTGCTGGGTCTGAACTACGAAGAGCGCACAGAGCCGTGGCAGGGTGCATGTGGTGTGTTCCATCCGATGCTGACCGAGGCAGTTGTGAGGTTCCAGTCCGAGGCGATGATGGAGACCTTCCCGGCAATGGGGCCTGTAAAGACGCAGATTGTGGGTGAGACCGACCTGCTGAAGGAAGAGTCTGCTGCGCGGGTCCGTGAGGACATGAACTACCAGCTTACCGAGGTGATGTCCGAGTACCGCCCGGAGCACGAGAAGATGTTGTGGTCACTGCCACTGGCAGGCTCTGCGTTCAAGAAGGTCTACTACGACCCGAGCAAAGGTCGTCAAATGGCGATGTTTATCACCGCCGAGGACATCGTGGTGCCGTATGGGGCCAGTAGCTTGGAGACAGCCGAGCGGGTCACGCACGTCATGCGCAAGACCAAGAATGAAGTGTTGAAGCTGCAAGAGGCTGGGTTCTACAGCGACGTGGACCTCGGTGAGCCGTCGATGGAGTTGGATGACATCGAGAAGCAGAAGGCTGAAGAGCAGGGCATGACCGCCTTGCAGGACGATAGGTTCCGTATCCTTGAGATGCACGTTGACTTGGACCTCCCCGGCTACGAGCACAAGAACAAGAAGGGTGTGCCCACGGGTATCGCTCTGCCATATGTGGTGACATTGGAGAAAGCCACCCGTCAGATTCTGGCCATCCGTCGTAATTGGTACGAGGATGACGCGCTCCACATCAAGCGCCAACACTTCGTGCACTACCAGTACATTCCGGGATTTGGGTTCTATGGGTATGGACTCATCCACTTGATTGGTGGCTACGCTCGTAGCGCCACGATGCTCATCCGTCAGTTGGTGGATGCTGGTACGTTGTCGAATCTGCCCGGTGGCTTGAAGTCCCGTGGTCTGCGTATCAAGGGTGATGACACTCCCATCCAGCCGGGCGAGTTCCGTGACGTGGATGTACCGAGCGGCTCTATCCGGGACAACATCCTGCCCCTGCCGTACAAGGAGCCGAGCCAAGTTCTGTTCGCGCTGTTCCAGAACATCGTCCAAGAAGGTCGGGCGTTTGCATCCAGCGGAGATATGAACGTCAGCGACATGAGCACCAACGCTCCGGTGGGCACAACTCTGGCTCTGCTGGAACGCACTCTGAAGGTGATGACGGCTGTTCAGGCTCGCATCCACTACTCCATGAAGCAGGAGTTCAAACTCCTCAAGGTCATCATTGCCGACTACACACCAGATGAGTATGAGTACGACCCGGTTGATGCTAACCGCCGTGCGAAGAAAGAGGACTATGACGCCGTGGATGTCATCCCGGTCAGTGACCCTAACGCAGCGACGATGGCGCAGAAGATTGTGCAGTACCAAGCGGTATTGCAGCTTGCACAGTCAGCCCCGCAGCTTTACAACTTGCCTCTCCTACACCGCCAGATGATTGAGGTCTTGGGCATCAAGAACGCCGAGAAGCTTGTGCCGGTGGATGAGGATGCAGTGCCGACGGACCCCATACAGGAGAACCAGAATATCTTGATGAATAAGCCGGTCAAGGCGTTTATTGAGCAGAACCATCAAGCGCATATACAAGTGCATATGTCTGCGATACAGAACCCGAAAATTCAACAGATGCTCCAGATGAATCCAGCAGCCCAAGCCATCATGGCCTCAGCTATGGCGCACATCAATGAGCACGTCGCGTTCGAGTACCGCAAGCAGGTTGAGATGTCGATGGGCATGGCCCTGCCGTCTGAAGAGCAGAACAAGCAGGTGTCTCCTGAGTTGGCTGACCAGATTGCGATGTTGGCTGCGAAAGCGTCCCAGCAGTTACTCCAGCAGGCTCAGCAAGAAACCCAGCAACAGCAGGCTCAGCAGAAGATGCAAGACCCAGTGGTTCAGATGCAGATGCAAGAACTCCAGCTACGCCAGAAGGACTTGGAGCTTAAAGCTCAGAAGCAAGCAGCAGATGCCGCAGCTAAGGCCGACCAGATTGAGATTGAGAAGTCACGGATTGCTGCCCAGAAGGAAATTGCAGCTATGCAGGTAGGCGCTAACGCAGCCGCTGCACGGGATAAGGTTCAAAAGCAGCAAGAGACCGACGGCATGCGTATGGGTGTGGAGATTGCCAAGCATAAGGCCCAGATGGCAGTGCAGAACGCACAGCGTATGTCACAACAGCGCAATCAGTTCCAGCAAAAACCACCTAAGAAAGGGTAAACATGGACAACGACCGGGTACTTAACTACCTTGCGAATGAGATTGAGAAATTACGTACCGACCAAGCTTCGTTTTTAGCTATGGGTCGAGCAAACGATTTTGCCGAGTATCGGCATGTCTGTGGAGTCATCCGGGGTCTGACTCATGCAGAAACTATCGTTAGAGACCTCGTGCAAAGACTGGAGAAAACTGATGACTGAATTTGATGTCGCCGCTGTGGACTTGTCCGGCATTCTCAATACGAGTGCAGAAGACAAAGCCAAGCAGTTGCCTGACCCTAAGACCTTCCAGCTACTGTGCGTTGTCCCAGAAGCTATGGAGGAATATGCGGACAGTGAAGTTGGGCTGCTTAAGGACAGCAAGACTATGCACTACGAAGAAGTACTGACCCCAGTGCTGTTTGTAGTCAAGATGGGCCCCGACGCATTCCAAGACAAAACTCGATTCCCTAGTGGGCCTTCGTGTGCACTGGGTGACTTCGTTATTGTCCGACCCAATTCAGGCACCCGCTTGAAGATTCACGGGCGTGAGTTCCGGCTCATTGCAGATACCTCAGTTGAGGCAACAGTCGAAGACCCGCGTGGAATTTCCCGCGCTGCATAAGGAGTAATGTATGGCTGAATATGATGATTTTGACTTCCCTGATGAAGCAGAGGCTAAAGCCGCTGCCAAGGCGGAAGAGAAGTTTGAAGTAGTAATAGAAGACGATACCCCGGTACAAGACCGTGGACGTAAACCGATGAAAGAGCCGGTTGAAGACCCCACTGAAGATGAGTTGTCTTCCTACGATGAGAAGGTCCAAGCGCGTATTAAGAAGTTCACCCGTGGATACCACGATGAGCGCCGCGCCAAGGACGAAGCTATCCGCGAACGTGAAGCTGCCGAGACCTTTGCTAAACAAGTGTTTGAGGAAAACAAACGCCTCCAACAACAGCTATCTACTGGTAGTAAGGCTTATATCCAGCAGTCCCAGTCAAATGCAGAGAATGAACTTGCTTCAGCCAAGAAGAAGTACAAGGAAGCGTACGAGGCTGGGGATGTAGATACGCTGACCGAGGCACAAGCTGAGATTGCCGCAGCTACCCTTAATATTGACAAGACGCGCAATATGCGCCCTGTTGAGGTTGAGGAGAAAGAATATACCCTTGCGCAAAATGCTGCACCGCAGCAACAGAAACTTACCCCCCGCGCTCAGAAATGGGCCGACGCTAACGAGGATTGGTGGGGTAAGAACGAAGAAATGACAATGACCGCTATGGGCGTTGACAGAAGGTTGCAAAAGGAGTATGGTGCGGACTACGTGGGTACTGAAGAGTACTTCCGCACCATCGATAAAACGATGCGCAAAAGATACCCTGAGCAGTTTGAAGACGCTCAGAGCGAAGAACCGGACGAGGAAGTTACTCCCCGCCGTGCAACTAGAGCTACTGTTGTGGCACCCGCCGCGCGTAGCACATCGCCTAACCGTATTCGGTTAAAGACATCTGAAGTCGCCACTGCGCGTCGTCTTGGGGTGCCTTTGGAAGAATATGCCCGTCAGGTTGCTTTACTTAAAAGAGGTTAAAAATGGCTGAAGTTAAACAAAATCGTTTAGACCGTGAATTGGATACCCGCTCTGACTGGGCCCGCCCTGATAAATGGCGTGCCCCAGAAACGCTTCCACAACCTAACCCCCGCCCCGGCTGGAGTCACAGGTACATTCGCGTCAGCTTTTTGGGTCAACCCGACCCATCTAACATCTCTGGAAAGTTACGCGAAGGATATGAACCCGTGAAAGCGGATGAATACCCCGAGCTTATGGTGCACGCCGTTGTCGATGGCCGCTTCAAAGGCAATATCGAAATAGGTGGGTTGGTGTTATGCCGTATTCCGGCTGAGTTCATGGCACAACGGGATAAACATTATTCCGACTTGAACAAGTCTCAGATTGAATCGGTGGACAACAACTATCTTCGTAACAGTGACCCGAAAATGCCTATGTTCGCAGAACGCAAATCTAGGGTCACATTTGGTCCAGGTTCTTAATTTTTTATAGGAGTCTTTATGGCTTATCCGGTGATTGACGCCCCCTACGGGCTAAAGCCGATCAACTTGATCGGAGGTCAGGTATTTGCGGGTTCTACTCGTGATTACCCGATCACTAACGGTTACAGCACAGCAATCTTCTACGGTGATTACGTAGGCTTGTCTCGTGGTGAAATCGTGCGCTTGTCTGTGTCTACTGGCACGGCAGGTAACCAAACCGGTATCTTCTTGGGATGCCGCTATACCAACCCCGTCACTAAACAGTTGACCTTCTCGCAATACTGGCCCGCATCAACTGCGGCTGGCGATGCAGTGGCTATTGTTGCTGACGACCCTGACCAAGTGTTCAAGGGTGTTGTTTGCTCTGCTACTACCGCTGTTGCTTCTGGCGCTCGCGCCATGATTGGTCAAAATCTGGCCATGATTAACAACACAGGTAGCACCGCAACCGGCAACTCCAAGAACGCAATCTTGGCCCCAAGTGATACTCCCGCCACCACCGCTGCTTTGCCCGTTCGCGTGCTTGGCTTGGTGACTGACACGGCTGTTTCTCTCGGAACTGCAACCTATACCAGCATTTCTACTGCTACTGTGACTTGTTCGGCTCTGCCGTTCGCGTTGCCTGTTGGCACTGATGTTGGCTCGCTGGACTCAAGTGGAAACTACGTTTCTGCGGGTTCTTTCGTTGACACCGCCGCTGCTGCCGGTGCTACCTCATTTATTTTGAACCAAGCCCCTGTTGCTACTTTGAACTCGACCATCGTGTTCATGCAGTATCCAGAGATTTTGGTCAAAATCAACTTTGGTCAGCATCAATATTACGCCGCTACCAGCATTGCATAAGGAGTAACTTAAAATGGCTATTTCACGCGCCCAGCTACTTAAAGAGTTGCTCCCCGGACTGAACGCTTTGTTTGGTCTGGAGTATGCCCGCTACGGCGAAGAGCACAAGGAAATCTACGAAACCGAAACCTCGGAGCGTAGCTTTGAAGAGGAAACCAAGCTGTCTGGCTTCTCCGCCGCTCCGGTGAAGAACGAGGGCTCTGCCATTGCATACGACAATGCGCAGGAAGCTTGGACTACTCGCTACAACCACGAAACCATCGCTTTGGGCTTCTCCATCACTGAAGAAGCAGTGGAAGACAATCTGTACGACAGTCTGTCTGCCCGCTATACCAAAGCTTTGGCTCGTGCTATGGCGTACACCAAGCAGGTTAAGAGTGCTGCTGTCATCAACAACGGTTTCTCCGCAGCTTATGTTGGCGGCGACGGCGTTGCTCTGTTCAGCACTGCTCACCCGCTGGTCAATGGTGGCACCAACAGCAACCGTCCTTCCACCGCTGCCGACTTGAACGAGACTTCCTTGGAAGCCGCCGTTATTCAAATCGCTGCTTGGACTGACGAGCGTGGCCTGTTGATTGCTGCTAAGCCTAAGAAGCTGATTGTTCCGCCATCTCTGCAATTCGTTGCTACCCGTCTGTTGGAAACCAGCCTCCGTGTTGGTACTACCGACAACGATATCAACGCGTTGAAGAACAACGGTTCGATTCCTGAAGGTTACACAATTAACCACTTCTTGACGGACAGCAACGGCTGGTATCTGACCACTGACGT